GGATTCTCATACACAATCGCGTCCGTCACCCCCGGAAGGTCAAGTAGTTTGGCAGTCAGTCCCCCGGCGGTGGAATGTGACGGTTTTTGCACACTTTGCCATCGACGTTGCCGGAATTCCGGCTCCGTTTCGTCTAGCGAACCGGCAAAGGCCGTCGATGTTGGATCAACCCCAACAACACCCAAAACCGGTGTCAATATCTCGAATGTGGCACCTGTCGATGTCGGGACACTGCCCCATTCCACCGACTGAAAGGTTACCGTGTGGGTACCTGGGGCCAATAGCTGGTTGGCTTGCGGTGTTTCCCATTTGTTACCGTCTGTCTCGACCGTGAAACCTGCTGGAAGGTCAACTTTTCGATTTGTCTCGACCTCCAATTCCCACAATGTACGCCCCCCCGGCCTGGGTGTTATCCCGGCGAGTTTGGCAATCGACCGCAGGCCTTTACCCGTTGCAAGGTCAGGATCGAAACTGTTGTAGACCAGTAGGGCCAATTCTTGCAGGTCATGCCGGGCCTTGGCCTCGATGCCGACGCGTTGGCCGTCCGGTGTATCCTGGGACAACTGCAAATCTGCCCCGTATATTTCCCGGTAGCCCGCTATCAATTCAGCTAAAATATCGGTCAGTTCGTCGATCTGAAGCCCATTTTCATCAAGTCTCATATTTCCACCGCCAAGCTGTTTTCTGCCCGGTAAACGTCGATATATGATAGGAAAATCTTGGCGTCCCTGCCTTGCAATGTCAAATCAAGGCCGGTCAGCCGCACCACGCCCGGAGTGCCCAGGGTCACACGTTCGATCTCTCTCAGTATCCGTTTTTGCGTTCCCCTGGCACCCAGTAACCGCAACCAATCAATCCCGGCCCCAATATCCAGAAACCAGTCGTTTCTGAACGATTTCAGCCGGGTAGTGACATTTTGTGCAATCGCCTGGCTACCGGACAGCCACTGCCCCATCTGCCAGTCTCCGGATTTGTCTAGTCGAGAAACTCGCATCTATGCCCCCGGGTGAACGTGCGTATTCAGGCTCACGCCTGTAACCGTCTTGCAATCGGCCCCCTTGACTTCCCCGGTCGCCTCAATGTTGCCGCTGGCGTCGATACTGCCACCGCTGGAAACATCCCCATCAACGGTTATTTTGCCTGTGACGGTCAAATCCCCATCGAGGCGGAAGTTGCCGAACTGCTCGCTATCCCCCTGGATGGTCAGGGTTTGCGGTAGTGTTATCGCCGCCTGGATGGGATTTACCCCGACGATAGCGAAACCGTCGCTGTAATCGTGCATCCTCATTTCTGCGGGTGGTTGCTCGTCTTTACCCTGGTACCAGCGGTCAAAGCAGCGCTCAGTGAACACCAAAAGGCAGTAATCGCCCTCGGCAATCGGCATGGCCAGATACGAGCCGCCCCCCTGCAAGGTCACCGGTGGCACCTCGACGAAGACGGGTAACTGCACCGACTCCCCATCGATGACCCGATTAATCACCGGCTGCACATCTAGGGTCTTTTCGTTGACTTTGACGACCCTGGCCACGGTTGCAGTGTGCAGGTTGCCCAGCATTTCTCGAAGTGCGTCCTGCATTACCTGGTATAACGAATCAGCCACGGGGCACCTCATAGTTTGGGGCCTTGATGCAGGTGCATTGCTGCGACCAATCGTCGCCGTCGGTGTCGCCGGATATCGTGATGTCCCGGACCTTGTAAATCCCGTCTAGATAGTGGGTAAAAACCGTCTCCAACTTGACCAAACCCCCTAATTTAATTGCCGGATTTAGCATCGTGACAAAGGTCAACTCGTTTTTGTCTGCCTCTGGCGTGCCGATTAGGCCGGTGTCCGCACTCACGACCGGGGCGTATCCCTCCCGGACGTCGTATTTACCCAAGACAAAAGCCTGCTCATTGTCAATAAAAAATTCCTGTCCAGGGCCCAGGATCGAACCAAATAACTGGGCCGTGGAGCCGACTAGCACCCTGGGTCTGGATAACTCCGGCGTTTCGGCGACGACCCCTTTTGTGACCTCTGGCAACCCGGCCAAAAGGGCCTTGACCGCCTCTGACTTGTTCTTGACCGTTTGTGACACAAAGCCGCCCAATAGGGCTTTTCCACCGTCCAAGACAACCATTTTCGTCACGAAATCGGCCCCTTCGCGAAGGGTCTTTGAAATAATCACGTTGCCACGGAATATCACATCAAGGTCATCGCCGTAGCCAACGGCCAATTCCGCCGGGGTGTAGTCGCGGTCAAGCTCGCTCTTATAGGGTGGGTTGAGTAGGTTATACAGTGAAATGTCGAGCTGGTTGGCCTCGGATTTCATTGTTTTTTGCACGGAAAACACACAACTTATCGGGGGCTCGATGACCTTGGCCGTCGAACCCTGCCCGAAGATGAAGCGGTAATTCCTGCCAAATCTCACCCCTGAACCTCCGTTCCCCGGAGTAAGGCCGTCGTCTCCGGCGTGACAAAGTACAACTGGCAGCGGCCCGTTTTGAAATCATCCAACCTGTACGGGTCAATGCCCCCGGATTCCAGGCAAAAAAACGCAAAAGGCCAGTTGGCACCCATTATCAACGGTAATCCAGCAGCGATACGGTAGCCCTGGATGGTTTTGTCGTTCCAGGCCAAATCAAAAAACCACGACTGCACCGACGGGCGATAGGTCAGCTCCATGACGCAGTCACCGACCGGTGTTATCAGGGTATGCCGTTGCTTGGGGCTGTCTGTAATGTTGGTGACCCGGATCATCCTAACCCCCCATCAACGACCCAAGCAATGACCGGGCCTGTTTTTTGTTGTCCTCACTACTGGCACCCTGCACATCCTGTACCCCCTGATCTGTCCGTTTGGCCGTCTGTTTTTTGGCCGGTTTCGACGGAGCCTTGTAAAATTCCTCGATGCCAACGACCTTTGTAACGGCCATCCTGACCTGTTTCAAGTCTATCTCAAAACGGATCACCTGTGACTTATTGTCACGGTTCAGGGAAAGGCTGGTGATTGCCATGTTGTCGATAACGCCATTGATCCCCTCGACAGATATTAGTTGGCGGCCGTTGTAAACCGACTGGATAAAGTCCAAGAACTGTTGGCGAATCGACTTTGTTTGCAAGCCCTCCGTGGCCCGGAAGGCGTCTTTGGCCTGCTCGTGTTTCACTGCCCGGTAAATCCCGTCGATTTTTGCCATCCGCATCAATTCGGCCTGGGTTTTATCCGCGTAAAAGTCGGCAATCTCGCCAACTAGGTCATCTTCGGGCTCCTCGGTGACATCGACCGGCGGGGCGTCAACGAAAATATCGGAGACAACACCCGAAATCGTGTAACGCAGTGGTTCCCGGATTATGTCGTCGCTGGCCACGGTCCCATCCTCCAATACTTTGTCGGGGACAGAGGCGGTCAGGGTGGTAGTATCAGACACGTGGGCGTAGAGGTTGAAGCCCCCGATACCCAGGACCGTTTGTTCTCCTTCCTCTAGCGTTTGCTGTCTGCCGTTCACGCCCCACCCCTCGCCGCCATCATTTGGGCCTGTTGGAGTTGGTCTTGCAGTCCCCGTTGGACAGCCCGTCCTGCGGCCTCTGGCTGGTCGGTTTTGATCTCGATGGACACGTCTTGTTTGATCTCCGTTTGATTGACCCTGGAAACCCCCGGAGCATCGGAGACCGACAGAGACCCAAGATCAGCAAGGGAAACGTCGGGTAATCCCTGGACGGTCTCCGGCGTGATTGACTGGTCGCCACCCAACAGATTGACCGCCCAGTCTGGTAACACTGCCCGGGCCGCATCCATTATCAGGCGACCCAACCCCGAAAACATCGCTTTGATCCCGGCCCAGAGACCCTTGAATAATTCGCCGATGTAGGTCACTGCATTTTTGGCCATATCTTTCAGGGCTTCCCATGTCCCTTCAAAGTTGCCGGTGAACAGATTTATAATAACGTCAACAAATGAGGTCCATATCCCGACAAGTGCATCGATGGCCTTCCTGAACGAGTCAGGCAGTAGCATTTTGAGAAAATTACCAACCGCCGTAAATACCACCTTGACGAACTTGCCCAGGCCAGAGAGCAGCGATTTAATTCCTGCCCAGAGCCCCTTAAATAGCTCACCGATAAAACCCACGGCGTTCGCTGCCATATCTTTCAACGCATCCCAGGCCCCTTCAAAATTACCGGTAAATAGGTTGACTACCAAATCGACAAACGCCTTCCATATCCCCTCGATGGCATATATCGCCCTGTGAAATTGGTCAGGTAGCAGGGTTCGCAAAAAATTCCCGACCCCAATAAGCAACACTTTGGCGAATTTACCCAGGCCAGAGACTAACGATTTAACGTATTTGATGGCATTATCGAACGCCTTCTTGAAAAATTCCTTTGCAGCGGTGGTGTCACCCCGGAATAAGGCCATGACGCCCTGGAAAACATTGATAAAATACCCAAACACTGCACCGATGGCCCGGCCAATGTCGATAACCGCCGGGATAACTGCCTTGACGAATTCAATTATCGGCGGCAACAGGGCCTTCCCGAAGGCCACGATTCCAGCGAATAAATCCTTGACGAACTGGACCGTGTCTTGAAGGATTGGCCGGATATCCACCCCGAACGAGTCAAAAAACTTGGCTATGACCGATTCGCCGCCCTGGGCAGCGACTATCAAATCATCGATTATCAAGACAACCGCCGCAATCGCCGCAGCAGTCAGCGACATTGGGGCAGATGACACGGCCCAGGCTGCACCCAGGGCAACGATGATCGGCATCAGGCGCTTGATGGCCCAGACAGCAGATTCCATGACCGGGCCAATTTTCCGCAACCCCTTATTTAACCAGGAATCGCTGTCCTGCAGTAGGGCCTTGAATTGCCCCTGTAAATCGCCCAGGACCGGAATCATGCTGATTGCAACCCTCTGCCCCAGCACCCCTATGCCGTGCCGCAGATTGTCGATGTTGGAGGACAGGGTGGCTGCCGTCTCGGCCTGGGCCTGACTGATAATGCCCCACTGTTCAGCGTCGGCCATCAGGCGATCTAGTCCATCGGCCCCGCCTTCCAACATGTTGATCAATGATTTATCAATGCCCAGTTGGTTAGCCAGCCCAATCCGTTTCGACTGCTCCATCCCCTTCGTTTTTTCGGCAATATCCTTGAGAATATCGACGGTTGGCCGCATTTGGCCGTTGGAGTCTTGGATTGATAGCCCCAGGGCCTCGATGGCCAACTTGGCCCGACCTGCCCCGGTTGCGGCAAACTGGCCGAGTCGTTGGTTTAATCCTGCTATTGACGCATCAAGGGTCTCGACAGTTCCCCCGTCCTGTGTGGCCGCATACCGCAGTTTTTGTAGGGCCTCGACCCCCACCCCCT